GTTACTTGCAAGGCAGGATTACGAGCGATTTAAGAAACGCATCGTTCACAAACAATAGTGATAGGCTGACATGGCAGCTCATTTCGCAGGCTGATTTTATCCGTGAATTTTATCCTTCAGGGCACAAGATCAATTCGGAATTGTTTTACCCGGATAGACTGAAATATGACGAAGAGAAGAAACGGTTCTTCCGAGAAAAAGTGTTCCGTGCCTCTTTTCCCTTTCAGATGATAATCACCATTCAACAGCTTGTACATCTATGTGGCAATGACATTCATCATGAGCTGACCGATACCAAAGTCGATGAAAGTTCACGGGAAATATTTCTCGAATTTCAAAAAGGATGGCTGGATAAGAATATGGAGATTGCATTTTACGAATATGCCAAAAGTGTAAAAATAACGGGAGATGCAGCAATCGTATTCTATATGAATGAAGGTAAGGTATTCACCAAGAATCTTTCCTATTTTGATGGTGACACTCTTTATCCTCACTACGACTCCATAACCAGTCAAATGACACTGTTTGCCCGACGATACAGTGACTATGACGAAGAGGGAAAGGAACTCATTTCTTGGGTAGAAGTGTGGGACAATAAAAAAATGTACCGTTACCGTCAGGATAAAAGGGGAATAGTCGGAGCAATAAACAAATTGAAACAGTATTTCGGTATTGAAGGATATACATTAGTGGAAGAACACGATCATGGATTTGCCGAATGTCCGGTTGTATATTATCGGGACAAACACGGTGCCTGCTGGAGCTTTTCACAAGATAATATCGACAAGTACGAACTGGCTATTTCCCATTTGTGTCAAAACAATATGGCATACGCATTTCCGATCATGTTACTTAAAGGTGAAGATGTTGAGATTCAGGGAGATATGTATGGTGCGGTAAAAGCTATCACTATGGGGAAGGATGATGATGCAGGCTTTATGAATCGTCCCGAAGCATCACAATCATTTGAACTTCAAATTAATACATTACTTAAAATGATTTTTATGGGGAGTTTTGTTGTCATGCCTCCCGAAGTAAAGTCAGGAGATTTGCCGGGTGTTGCTATCAAGCTGATCTATTCACCATCTTTGGAAAAAGCCATGATTGACTGCAAGGAATTTGACGAATCAATAGACAAAATGAAACGGCTGTTCCTGCACGGATATGGAACAGAAAAAGGCCAACTTACCAAATTCCTCAATTTGAAAATTTTTTCGTGGGCAGTTCCATACGTCCACCAAAATGCAGCCGAATTGGTATCGAACTTGGTACAATTAGTCGGTGCCGGTATTTTATCAAAAGAAACCGGCTCGGAAGAATCCGGTTATGGGAAAAACAATGAATGGGATCGTATCATGCGTGAATATAAGGAACAGCAACAAGCTGACTTGCTATATCAACTGAAAATCAAGAAAAATGAAAGTAAAGAGGGTAATGCAAAATGATCTGTACCAAAACGCGGAGCGCGAAAGCAATCCCGTACTCCGCGCTCCGAATCCAATGTAATTATACATTGGAAAAAGCCGCCTCTGCCTACATAAAATAGACAGAGGCTTTACTTTTTTTCAACAACTTGGTTGATAAGCTTGTGTTATAACAAGTCAACTTCTACATTGCAAATGTAATGAATGAATTGAATATGACACTACTTTCGATACAATTTTTTATTATAAGGCTTTCGAGGATATTTCCGGTTAAGCTTCTTTTGCAGATCATCATTGATACTTTCATTCAGAAGGATTTTAGAATTTAGCACCCGGACTTCTCCAGTAAGTTCCATAATAGTTTTGGATTGTGTCGCATTTTGTTTTGAAAGCTCAACATTGGCAATAGCCAGTTTGCTGCATTCTGATGCAAGATGATTGAGTTTCTTTGTGCTGATTAATGATAATCCAAACATAATATTCTGATATTTAGTATGTTAAATAATTATATTGCTGATACGGGAACGGCAAAGCATTTACAATGACCGTGATACGGTGGTAATTTGTCCCATTCCACATGAAATCCGACTTCATCGTCACAAATGTTACAAGGATAGGAGCTGCCACGCATGACAAAGAACCCTACGGCTCCACAGGCTTTAGCCTGCAATTCCCAATGCTTCATCCAACCCTCTGCCACAGCATACTCCGTCAAATCTGACAGTGCAGTCCAAGAGCTTACAGTACGTCCTACTCCAAAAGACTCCTGAACACCGAGTCTTGAAATAATCGGATAACCCTTTGAAATAGCTCTCTGTACATGCTCATTAAGCAATGGCGTTTTTACCGACTGCCTGATAGATGAAAGTAATTTGTCTTTGGAAAGGTTCAGTAGTAATCCGGCGGCAATGGCCGTTTCAACCTCCTTTGAAAACCGGTCAGCATATTCTCTTGCACGTTGTGTGAAGGTTTTGCCGTATGATTCTCGCGTTATACATGTTATGATTGCATCCTTATTATCCTCATGTGTCGCTACTGCCAAAGTATAAGTATAGTCTTCAATTATTTCAAGAAGGGATAAAATAATGGCATCCACTTCCTCCTGCAACTGTCTGTTTGCTGAAAAACGGAATAGTTCAGGGCTGATCTTGTACCGGTATGAAATATCTATAATTTGCTTTGCCGCCTCGATCATTACAATTTGAAGATTGGTACGCATGGATAGCTCCGCATCCAGACGTTGACGGAGGTATTCTTTGGCCTCTTCAATTTCCTTATCAGTCGGTACCCTCATTTTTATGTTCCTCCTTAATACCTTCCTTGATACTATTCATGTTTCTCTCTTCTTCCAGTATCTTGGCATCATCTTCCGGTGATACTGGTTGCTGCAAGCCTCGTAGCCGTTCGGTAAGATCAGAATAGCTTTTAAAAAACTCTTCCATAAACTTAACGTCAGGGGTTGCATTACTAATAAGGAAACATACTTTGATCCATGTTTCCAAATATTCACGAAGTTCCTTATTGTTGGTTAACTCCCGAATCCGGGAAAACATTCCGTTATCATCCCGAAAACGCATACTCCAAAAACCTGACACTGCCTTAATACTGATCCAGTCATGTTCACTACCATTATCCCTCGTAACAATAAAGTTACCTACCTGAATACCATTTGTTTTTTTGCTCATAATCCTATTTTTAATTTACGTTCAAATCTATCTCCAAGATTAAAAAAGTATTCCTTACCGTAAGAGTTTATACGTTCTTCATCCGATGATACTTTATTCATTTCATAAATCAAGCAACTATACCTATCATCATCAGGAAGAAGCCCTTTGCACTCTTCTCTGATATAAATATGATGCTTCCCATTTACCCAATAAAATTCAGAGAGAAATCCACCAAGAAGCATTTCAATCATTTTTTGGTGCCTGACAGACAATTCTCCTTGCACTGCTATATCCATTACAATGCTCTTACCTTCTATTGTCTTCAATTCACATGAATAGTTCAAGGCCCGAAGAATAGACATCAGCTCAACACTTAACTCTATGTGATTCATATTTTTCATACTTTTACTATTTCAAATTCATCTGCATGTTCCTTGCCAATCCAATCCCGTTTCTGATTTTCAGTTGCGCTTTCGTAGATTCTTCCTCGCTTAGACAAATGCCTTTTCCTAAAAATACCTTCTTCTCCAAGTTTGTCATAATCTCTTCTTGAAGGGGATAATCCCTTTGCCCTGCAAAAGAACAATCCCGTTTCCTTGTGTCTAAATTTTACTGCCATGCTTATTCCTCCCATGGATTTTCGTCTTCTTCCTCAACGTAAATCCGTTTTAATTTGTCTGATACTTCTTCAAGCTCACGCTTCATTTGATTTACATGAAATTCAGCTGGCATAGGGATTTCCAATGCTCCCCGCAGGTTATCTATCCTTTCAATAACCTCTGCAAATTCATCCGGTGCGATCATACTTATTTGGTTCTTATTTTTAATTGTTTGATAATCTTCTCCACAGCGTCCAAGTCAAAAACTGTTGTTCTTTTCTCCATGTGGTACGTCCCTTCCAGTTTCTTCTCCCGGAACAAACGCTGGACTTGATAAATGCTTAATGACAAGCAGGCCGCAAGTCCTTCATGGGTATAGGCATATCGTTTGCCATCTTTGTAAACCGGTTTGGCGATCCTTTGCTTATAGTTGCCCCGTAAGTCTTCCCGTTTCTCATAATAGAGTTTTTCCGTCAAGGCTGTTCCATATAAGCCATACACCTGACCGTTCGGGGTTCTTTTTTTGCGATAACCGGCTTCCGAAAGAATACGTCCGAATACTGTCACATTCTCTTCTTTGGCATTATTGTCCCTACACCATTTGCAATATTTCCGGTACAGAATGGCCGAAGACATCCATTTGGGTTCAATATCGGCAATTTCCTCATAGCGGCACAGATAGTTCTTTTGATACATGAACTTCATTACGGTACTACTTTCCGACTGATATTCATCCATGACATTTTCAAGCTCCTTACTGTCTGTCAACTTATAACCATTGGCGATAAAACGGTCACGTCCTTCCAATATCCAATTGAATATAGCTGGGTATTCGGCCTCCAAATCCCGTGACAGTTCTTTTTTCTGCCGGGCTTTGGGTATCTCCACCTCAAAGGGAATAATGCAAATACGCCGCCTCATTCCATAGCTCCAGTCTTTCAAATACGGCATTTGGTTGGCATTTGCCATAAGCAGAGGAATATTGTAAGCAGTGAAGTTATCGCCATAGATAGGCCGGGCTTCGGTAGGTTCACCACTGATAAGGCTCTTCAACGTGTCACTATCCTTACCAAACTCTAACGCTTGTATTTCAGAACAGTAGTTCAACCGCTTGCCATTAATGAAAGCGATATTTTTTTTTCTCTCATTTCCAGTAATCAATGCACCTATGCCGAAATTGCTGACATTCTCCCGGCCAAGTATGCCCATGATCGTTTCAAAGACTACACTTTTGCCATTGGAGCCGGAGCCACGAAGAACAAGCATAGTTTCCATTTTCGCCACACGCCGGTCAACAAAAATACTTCCAAGAAACTCCTGCAAAACTTTTTGCATGTTTTTGTCCGGCAAAACTTCATCCAGGAACATTCTCCAAAGAAAGACATGCTCTTCCGGCTTGTAGTCATAGGGAACACATGTAGTCTGTACCCAACGGCGGTTGAAAGAATGTGCACGGCGAGCATTCATATCAAACACACAGTTATTGAACACCACAATGGCATTATCAGGCTTCAAGGCTTTTCCTGCCACCACACGCTTACAGACTTTCAGTACACCCTCCACACGGGAATAATCACCATTGGGCATTTTGCATTTACGCATCAAGTCATATATCAGATTGCCAAAATCATCCCATGCCATCTCTTCATATATCCGGCCACTGAAATAGTAAGGCGTACCATTGAACTTACAAATCGAAGATCGTATAATGGCTGCACGCATCAAGTCCTGCACAGCGTCAACACGCGCTGCACTTTTGGACTCTTGTAAGGCGGCATCCAGTTTCTCGCCTTTCATAAGCCCGAAGACCTCATTTAACAACTTCCTATACTTTCCCTTCTCCATGTACAATCTATGAATTTGAATACCCGGCACGGGTTAAGGCCTCAACCATATATACTGACAGATTATTTATAGCAACATCTCCTGAATATCCAAATCGCCACAAATCAGTACGCCAGTCCTCTAAAGATGTGTCACAAGGTATATGATATTTTTGCATAATATCTCGCATCACCGCACAATCTTCATATCTTTCCTCTTCCTGCGCTTTTCTGAACACAGAAACAAAAACGTATCGCCCATAATCAAACAATATAGACTCAAACTTATTCATACCACCGTTTTTATACCCGAAAACAAAGCATTTCTACTGTTTTTATGCTATTTTTCAAGTGTTTTATGCCACAAATATAGCCTATTTTCTACATAATTACCATATAAATACTATTATTTTCTACTTAAAATATAGAATAAACACGCTTTTTTGAAGTCTTTTTGCCATGTTTTTATTCGTTGCATCATTGAAGACCAATAATCGCAAAATATTGATAAACAAAGGATAACTACTCTATTTCAATAGGAAATACAGATGGAACATTCTCTCTGATATGTATGGTTTATGTAGGGTTTTAAAGGCAACTATACATATATAACATATTGAAATACAAATCAATGGAAAAATAGTGCATAGTATGTATAGTTTTTTATGCAAACCATATTATATATATATTTTTTTTCCATACGCAATTTACATATAAACTATACATACTATACATTAAATTTCCATTGACTTAATAATGAATGATTTACACATGTATAGTTATGAAGTAAACTATACATGTACTATACATTTTCAGAAGTAAAACTATACATCAGACATTCACTCTTGTAATTTATCATTGAAAAAGACTTAAAATCATCCATTATTGACTCCAAAAAAAAAAAAAAATAAAAATCTTGACCGGGATTGAAACATGCTTGGTGTCTTGGGTAGCCAGGGGGGGGTGCCCTCCCTGCTTTCATTACCCAGTTGACCGGCAAAGAAGGAGAAAAGCCGCGCTTTGCCTTGATTCTCTTTATATTATACCTATAATATTAAATATTATCCGGCTTTTCCGCTCCTTCTGCTTTCCGCTTTGCTCGATCAGCTATAAAAAGGCTGCATCTATAACATTGCAAAGGTAGATAATAATGTACTGTTTCCTCTTCTTCCGTGTTTTCGTCCTTCTTCATCTGTTGTAAATCGGCTATTTTCATTAATACATCTGCACGATCTTTGCCCTTCAAATAAGGCAAGGTTTGTTCGAGACCTGACAAAACTGCGTCTTTATCTCGGTATTGTACAACATTTCCGGCTTTTTCTTCCTCTTCTGTTTCTGTGTTTTTCTTTTTCTTCTTGCTTTTGTTGCTATCATTGTCAGGAAGGAATGCGGCGCGGTTATCTTCAAAAGATCGTATAAGCTTATTAATACCAGGTTTATCCTTTGCAAGTTGGGCGGCTCCGCGTTGCGCCGTTTCTATTTTGGTTGATCGTGGTCTAAATATAGTTGCGTATGCTTCGCCACGACTGGCGCCGGATGCAACAAGCATACAAAAGAAGACATCATCCGGGTTTAATTGATAAATTTGCTGTAAATCTGTTACGCGCTTACTGTACACCATATAAAACGATATGAAAGAGTTTATTATATTGGCGTCTCGCGCTCTGTAACTTGCTACAAAGTTAAACAAAGGCTACAAATAAAGCAAATAAGCGTATTTAAACACCTATTTTCTATAAATATTTCCTTACTTCTTAAATACTTTATATTTACATTTATACAACTATATAATATATTGATTATTAGTTACTTATACAAATATTAATAAATGTAAAAACGGAGCGTTTTCTTAAAAATAAAAGTACATTTTGTTTTGTATTACAAATATTATTCGTATCTTTGTAATACAGAAAAGGAGATAAAAGATCGGATCACTCCCACAAATTCCGCTTTTACTTCTTCTTGGTTGAATGTTTAATTTAAAATATAAGATCATGGAAGTATTACTAAACTTACAAAACAAAAATGTAACGCTAAACGCCGTACATGTAGCCCCAGAGGGCACAAACTGTTGCAACCGTTTGAAGGTTCATTTTGATGTGTTTCAAGAAACGGCGAAAAAAGCCGCTATTATAAGACTATCAACGGCAAATAGTTTTGACCTGATTCACTATCAGGATAAACATATAGCGTTGTTAATTCCTTTTGATCGTATTCAAAAGATTTCATACTAATAAAAAACCGGGTCGAGTTTAGCGACTCTTCCTGGCCTCCCTTTAAACTTTGCGTTTATCGGATCACCTCCCACGGTGACAACGCAAAGTTAAGGGAAAAACAAAGACAAACCAAGTTTCACCCTTTAAATTTTGCGTTATGAACACAGATTTATTAATTATCTATATTCGCAATTCTCGCGATATTTACGCGCTTACTGAATGGCTGCAAAATGCACTCTTGAAAAAAGTAAACCGCGGCTTAACTCCTTCCGTTGAATATCTTGCAAACTGTTCCACTATGAAAAAGATCGTCCGGATGGCGGCTAAAATGCTTTCCGATCAGGATCATAAGACCGCAACCAAGCAAGAAAAAGAACAAGCGGCAAGAGAACACGCGGCCTATATTATCGGATGCGTGGAATATCTTTCTAAATTCTAATAATAACTATTTTTCCGGGGCTGTCATGGCTCCGGGTTACTTCTTACTTTTCATTATTCACCCTTTAAAACTTTGTATTATGACTACTACAAATAGACTTTGTTACACAGTATCAAAAAGATATATTCAAGCCGGGACAACCTTTGAAATCAATGTTAAAATATTACTGGCTGATGATTGCAAAAATAATATATGCGATTGGAGTATAACGGCGGATATTTACGAACAACGCAAAAACGGGCGTTTCGTTTGGTGTGCTGGTGGTTGCTGTCATGAAGAAATACTAAAGCGTTTCCCACAGTTTAAAATGTTCGTTGATCTTCATTTGTCTAATCATTACGGCGCGCCAATGTACCCAGTTGAAAACGGTTTTTACCATATTACGAACAGCAGCAAAGAAACTGCAATTAACTATTTGCGTATCACGGAAACGGAATATGATTTGCTTCATCAGGCAGAAGATAAACAATACTTTAAATACCTCCTTTATATGCTCGGTATCGTTGAACGCTGGAAAAGAGAATCTAACGAGGCTTTAAAAAAGCTGGAAGAGTTAACCGGGCAAACATGGGAAAACCCATATAAGCCGGAAAACGAACGTTTTACTTTGAAATTGACGGACGAAGAACGTACAACTATAACCTATTTGAAAGAGAAGCCAACAAAAAGAAACATTCTTTTAAACTGGATTTTAATATAGCTTTCGGAGAATATAAAGACGGACTTTGTAAAGATGACATTATATCGCAAAGTTTATACGAATGTGCAACACTTTATTAATAATAAGCTATGTTTTGTTTAATGCTGCTTTTATTCGGTGCCGTGGTGTTTATCTCCGGCACCGATCCCAAAAAATTAAAAGACTTCATAAATAAAAACGATCAATCAGACAAATTTTAAATTTATGGAGAAAAAGATATTATATCATATTGGGTTATATGGATTTAGAAAACTTATAGTTTATGTAATTAAGGATAACGGGGATAATACATCTATTGTTAGCCTTAACAAAGACGGTTCATTTCCTAAACACGTTTGGAAATGTAATTTGCATAACATAAACGAATAATACAAATATTCCACCGCGCCGGACGGTTTTCCGGCATTCCTTTAAACTTTTATATTATGACTACTTATATAATAGAATCCCCAAACGGAGAAACGCACAAATTAGAAGTATTCCGTACCGCAACCAGATTTAGTGTTTATGTTGATGGCTCAAATATATGTGAGAGTATAACGGAGGAAGATTTTTTGCAAGAGCTTGAAAACCCTACTTTCTAACATGGTGGGCGTAATTATTTGGCTAATAGTAGTTTTATTAATCTGCTTTAGCGTGTTTAGCGGTCTTTGGCTGCTTCCTATTTACTTGCTTTTCTGCCTTGCTTTAGGCTTTTACTTTGGTGTAAAATATCTAACTATTTAATGTTATGAATGAAAAAGAATTTAACGGCCTCATTTTGGCCGAACTGGTTAAAATAGCAAACGACGTTTTTACAAATGAAATAGAAATAGCTCCCGGTACCTATACCGCCGCGGAGCTTGCAAAGCTGAAAGATGCCAACGGCAACGAGATAAATATAAAATATCTTTGCGTTGATGCCAAACTAAATATAACGGATTTTAGGGCTGTACAAATAAACAGCTTTAAGTGTTCCTTCCCAGTGGATCAGGTTTTTAATCTTGTTTGGCAATTTGAAAAGCTGATAGGCACCAAACAAGCCAATAAAACAAGGTTTACCAAAATAGAAGAGCGTGAAAATATTGTTTGCTCCTTTGATATGTGGATTACAAAGGAACATCTAAATATCACTAAATTAGTAACAAAAGATTCTCTAAGACCAGCATTTAATTATATTTATATTGATCCTTACAAATCGGCTTTAGTTGCTTCTGACGGGCGTACATTAAAAGAATATCCCGTAATTATTGAAACATCCGGGCTTTTGCCTGACGGTCTGAAATTATTTATCAATCCCAAACATTTAAAAGAAATGGTTGGCCGGTGCTCTGTTTGTGTTTGCAGTCAGGAAGGCGGCAATATTACAGAAATAACCAACGATAAGAAACAAACCTTTATTTGTGATTTTGCCGGATATTTCCCTAATTACCGGCTTGTATATCCCAATCTTTCAAAAGACGGATTTATAAAGATTCAGAAAAGCGAATTAAAAGCGGTTGCCGGTTTTGTAAAAGAAATAGCCAAACGGAACAAAAAAAGCGGTTTCTCACTTCGTACTATTGCCGGAGAGAACAAAGTTTATTTATCTTATAATGACGCAGACAGTAACGGACACAAAGAACTTTGTGTAACATTGGAAAAAGCCGCTTTAATTGATATAAAGTTAGGTTTCTTTGCATCAAACGTTATCCCTTTGCTTTCCGGCTGGACTGGTGGCGTATGGCTGGTGGCACCTGATCGGGCGGCGGTCTTCGATGATAAGGCGGCACGTATAGGTGTGGTTATGCCTGCATTTATAAATGATTCTATTTGCCCGAACTTAAAATGTAATATAAAGGCTTTAGATCGCGCCAAAGCTCCGATCATCCCGGAAAAAGAACCGGTAAGAGAACCGGAAAAACATTTACCGGCCTTATATGTGGATGCACAAACGAAAACACCGGCGTTTGTCTTTGCTTTGGTAGCTCTGATAGATTTTATTTCCCGTTGGTTTTATCAGGATCAAATAAACAAAGCATTACAGAGGCTAACAATGTTAACCGAACTATCCGGCATTTCTTTGCCTGAACTATTAACCGAATCAGTAAGCGAAGAAACAAACGCAAATGTACCCGAACCAATAACAGAGGATGAACCAGTACGCGCATACACACCCGAACTATTGTATATTGATCGGCCTTTGGTTTTTCCGGTGCCTATCTTCATACATAAACATGAACGAACTATCAGCCGAATCGTTGTGCCCAAACTATTGAATCACCAATGTATAGCGTTACTGTTTGTTTCCATGATGTTACCCGAACTATTACGGCGATATGTTTGGGGAACAATCCGACCAAAGGCAAATGCAGATGAACTATTTTGGGGCGATTTCAGACGTTTTCACACCAAAGGTAATCATCGAATCAGAGACGGAACAAAAGAGGCAAACAAGCCTAAATTACAGCCATTTCAAACGAATTATTACATATATCAATGAATTATTATGGAAGAGAATAAACAAGCCAAAAGAAGTTATCGCCGAAACAAACCGGTTACGAAAAGTAAGGTCTATGCTATTAGACTGGATATTGATTTGGTTGATTTTGTCAGAGAGCAACCGAACATGAGTAAATTTATTAATGAACTGATCCGAAAGGAGAAGGAAAATACCCAAAAGTATGAATGAAAAATCAAAAGCTTTTGAACTGATAGAATTTGTTTGGAACAATGAAAAGACTGATTCTTATTTACGAGTCAACATAGCCATGTATGAAGCAGTAAAGTTGGCTATAATATCTCAAATGAAATTCAATAAAGAGGATTTTCAGAATATATTTTCAAAATTCAGCGGTGGTTACTGGTTTGGAGTCAACGCCAACGGTAAGGGCTATGGTGAAAATTTCTATCGGAAAGCTGTTACTTCGGGAAATATTTCAGCCTGCCAAAGCTATGAAGCATTCTGCAATATTAAACCCTTCATAGACTCCAAAGGCAGAAGGTTATGCAAAGGGGCAATGTACCGGGATAATGAGAAACGTTATAGGGTGACGGGATTTGATTTCAGCACTAAAAAAGTTTATTTAGTAGGTTATGCCATAAGTGATTGGGAAGAAAAAGGCAAAAAGACTCTTTTCAACTTTACCAACAACGAATGGAACGAATTTAGAAAACAAATAAAGCAATTTTAGCATAATTATGAATCAAAAAGCAAAAGATTATATCAGACGTAACACTTTGGATTTGGAAAGTGACAACCGGATGGATTCTACCGGCTATGTGCAATATGCCATATCAGAAGCAAAAGCCTATGCAGCAATAGCGATAGCCGAAGAAGGAATGAGACAAAAAGCCATTGAAGCATTCAAATTTGCCGTTGATGGTTATTTTATAATTGGCGGTACCGATTATTCAGCCAGTAGATTAAATGAATTTATTAAAAAACTTGACTCTTAATATTTATTGAACCAAATATTTAATTGATATGAAAGCTATTATAATATATTCAGGCAAAGGCGGCGTAGGCAAAACCACAACAACCGCAAATATAGCAAGATTACTTGCAAAACAAGGGAATAAGGTGTTTATCATTGATGCAGATATAAATACCCCGTCAATGAACACCGAATTTGAAGGCGATCATCCGCATGAAATGATTTGGGTACACTCTTCTGGAAATATGTTTTCCAAGTTTATTTACTTGGAAAAATCAATGGTAAGGCAATATCTTGAACTGGCTAAAAAGAAAATACACTCTATCAACCCGGATTATGTTCTTATTGACACGCCTCCAAGTGTTACAAACGTGCATATAGAACTTCTTAGTAGGGTAAAAGTAAGTTATGTGCTGTTTGTCACCCAACCCACGAAATTAAGCAACCAAGATGTATTGCGTACAATGGACTTCTTTCATGAAAGATGTGGGAAGGTTAATTGTGGTATTGTGAAGAATATGTGCTATGGTACAGAACATAATGAATACCCGATAAGACTTGTTGCACAAATACCCATGCAGGACAACATGAATACCGAAAACCTGCTAACCAATGCCTATAATGAGTTTCAAAAGATAGTTGATGAAATCGTACAGAGTGATATTGTTGTTCTTGAAGAATATTCCACCGAAAACGGATATGATGAAAACTTTGATGTTACGGATATACACATTACCGGCTCACGAAAACATTACTTTACCCATGAACTTAAATATGATAATGGTGTAGAAAAAACTCTTACTCTACCTGCTATGAAATTTCTGTCTGTAAGAACATGGGATAAAGTAAGAGATTATATCCGATTCCATGATGATATGGGACATCTTTGGGACGAGAGAATGAGAAGATGTGATACAGAAAGGGTTGGCAGAGTAGTAAATCATTTCCAAAATGACGATAACGCCTATTTTATGGTTATAAATGCGCCAAACACGGAAGTTCATCTCATTACCGGAGAAATCGGAATCTGTTCTTTATTGACTGGGCAGAGAGGGCATTTTGAACTACCAAGAGTCAGTTATCAAACGAGTAAAGGAAACGTGGTGCTGTTCCCTGATGAAATTATGCCAGTAGATATAAACTTGCTACAACAAGAAATAAACGAAGGCTATATAATGTTAAGTGACGGGAGATATTTACCACCGAAAGAAACGGTACAACAATGTTACAACGCTTTCGGCATAAGGGTTGGCTTAGGTGATAATTGGGAAGATATTTATGATAGTTGGAATAAAGAAATGAAATAAAAATGAAAGATTTACGTACAGCATTTTTGGTAAAATACCCCAAATATGAAATTATACTCAACATGTATAGTAAGGCGAACGATTGCCCGGCAACATGGGAGAATCTTTCAAAAGTCCGATTGCAGGCTTTTGTTGATTATATGGAAGAACGGCTGGCACCAAACTCTGTTCGCCAATATGCCGCCAAATTAAAAGCTGTATTGAACTTGTATAATGAAGAGGTTGAGCTACCTAAAGACTATAATAAAATCCTTTCAGTAAAAAATGTGAGAAGCACTAATGTTTGGCTTACTGATGAAGAACTTGAACAAATTATCACCTATGTTCCCAAGAATGCCAACGAACAATTGGTACGCACACAATTTTTAATAGGAGCCTTTACCGGTTGCCGTCATAGCGACTATACACGGTTGAACAACCGTAATATAGTGGGTGGAATGATCTCTTATGTCAGCCTAAAAACTAAAACTCATGCCACAGTGCCATTGAAGCCAATCGTGAAAGAGCTACTAACAAATTTGCCAAAAGAAGAAGTTACTGATCCGACATTCAACAATAATATCCGTAATATTTGCCGGAAAGCCGGAATCACAGAGGCGGTTAAAGTATTCAAGGCCGGAAAGGAAGTGGAAGGTGAAAAATGGGAATTTGTTTCAAGCCACACGGCACGCCGGAGTTTTGCAACCAATTTGTATTTACGCGGTGCCGATTTATACTCAATAAGCCAAATGATGGGACATGCAAGCGTGGAAATGACTCAAAATTATCTTTGCTGTGGTCTCCGTGAACAATCGGCACAAGTTATGGAGTATTTTAAATGAAACAAGCCACGCTAAATATCGGTAGAACTATTTTAGCGTGGCTCTCTTATACTATGACAAAATCCGTTCCAGCATCTCAAAGTCTTTTTCCACTTCGGCATTCAGAACTTTAGCATATTGTTGTGTGGTGCGTACATTTGTATGACCGAGCATTTTACTCACATTTTCCATTTTAACCCCATTGTTCAGGCACATTGTCGCAAATGTGTGCCTGCTCATGTGAACGGTCAAATTTCTATCAAGCCCTGCATAATCAGCAAAATACTTGTTAAAAATATATTAATGGTATCATATTTATATCATCTCCGCTTATTTTCTTCTATAATTTTATGCAAAGCTTCTATTTGCATCATTGCACCCTCATAAGCCGCTTTATAATTGACATTCGCATCAATATCCGTCTCAATCATATTCCCTTTGCCAGTACAAAGCCACTTCACATTCAATTCCGGGAACTTATCCACAATACGAGCTATTATATCAGTTCCAATAGCCCCCTTCCCGTTCCTTATGGAATTATAAATGTATCTATTTGATAATTCACAATAAGCCTCAAACGAGTTCTCACCTTTGACAACTCCCTTATCACGTGCATACCTTGCAAATTTTCGTAATCTGTCAATAGCCCTTTCTTCCATATCAAATAATCTTTTGACTTATTATGCGTAATGCTTGCCACATCCCCCCTTATTTCTCTTCTCTCGACATCTAACTGGCCATGCTTGGGGTTATCAGCCTTTAAAGTCAGCACATTATCCAAGAAAAGACTGTTTTTCAATATCCGCTTGACTGAAAGTGTTTTCCCATACACAATACTCACAACTCCTGACGCGCTTTCCCACAAACCTTCTTCTATTTTGCGAGCAAGAATTTTAGCTCCGTCCGGTATAGTTGGCTCCATGCTGTCACCACGTACCTGAAAGACCATATAAGAATCATCAAGCACTTCACCTTCTTCCGGCATGACACCATAAGAATCAATTTCATAAGCTGTGTTATATAAGCTTTCGACAAATGAAGCCGCAGCATCTATCGGAACATATTTTACTTTTACAAGAATATCTTGAAGATAAGGAGCTACTTTACTAATCGTAGAGTCTGATTGCATTCTCGCATTTTTCAGAGCATCCCTAATATCCTTCTCCGAAGGTTCTATCTGTCCTGATGGAGTCTTTGCAAACAAACCTTCTCCAGTATATAGCCATGCCCTGCTCACATCATACTTCTCACAAAAAGCATCAATTGTTTTTTTACTTGGTAACTGAATCCCTTTTTTTATACTGGTAAGAGTTGATTCACTGGATATAATATTGTCTTTCTTCAATTTATACCCACTCAAACCACAATATGAAATTGCTTGCAAAAACCTTTTTGAGAGATCACTCAATTTTTTATCGTCAACTTCTTGCATACTTCGTAAATTAAGTAGTATATTTGCATCCGTAATAGTAGCAGTATTACCACATAAATTGATTAAACATCCTATTTGGAGTTTATATATAGAAATCCGTAAATAGCTGCTACCTATTTGCGGATTTTCTTTTTCTCCACATTGTGTAATCGGCGGTAGGCCGCATAGCGGAGAGACAGAGGGTTACACTCTTACAACTCAATACTGCGAAGGGCGTGCGATATTGAGAGGCAAACGAAACCGGGATGCCTGCACAGCTACAAGTAAGCGAAAAATCCGGGAAGTCGGGTAACTTGTTAATGCCCGGCCAGCTAAGAACGGCGTACTTATACGAACGAGACATTTCTTATGCTGCATATAGCAAAAACGGGAAACCGTCTAAGGGCTAACTATGCAGCAATCCAGCACCTTACCGAATGAGATCGTCTTTTACTTCTTCAATTATTACAATACTAATAGAACGACATTACTTTTTTTTCAGAAAGCTTTCTTTTTACGCAAGCCTCACTTGTATAACATTTTATAAACCAGCAACTTACATTAAAATATGTTTTATAACATACGAAATACTACAAATTTTATGAAGTATTTTATTGTACTTCTGAAAATATGAAGTATATTTGCAACGTCAAACGAACAAAGAGTGTAAGTTTGAACAACAAGAAAGCTGGCGACTTCAAAAGCCACTTACTACATATCTCATTGGCAAATGTAGTTGTTAGCTTTCTTTTATGCAAATTTTTTGTGGAAAATTTAAGTATAAAATAGAAAATAATATGAAAGTAACAAAGAAAGATATTCTAAGCATTAAAGCTGGTTCTTCCAAAGTGATGCAGCTGGATTCTTACAAGGATTGCGTCAATGCAAGAAGCTACGCCTATCAATTAGCTTTTACTGATCCCCGTGAAGACGTTGAAAGATATTCAATATCCATCGACAAAGATAAAAATCAGATAACCATCGAAGCGATAAAGAAATGAACCGTTCAGATGCCAGAATGATTGCAGAAGAACTGCACAAGTTTATTCGCAATGATGTGAGAAAGGCTGTAACAGAAATGGCGACTGCTGAAACCGAAGAGTATTTGAATGCCAAACAAGCTGCTGTATTTCTCGGATGGAAGTTGCAAACCTTATACAATCGAATACATGATATTCCTCACACCAAAATGGCAAGAGTCTCATTTTTACCAAATCAGCTTTGAGAAAATTCATGGAAAGAAAATAATCCCGGACGGATTTGGCCGTCTTTCCGGGAACTAACAAAACGTTCTTTGACATATTGTATAGTCTGAACAAATAAAGACTTAAAACAAGGTTTACTGCTTATCTAAAGGGCGAAATAGACCGACAAAGTAGCCAAAGCGGATTAGTGAAAAGAGTGTGAATACAGACTGCCAATAAGAAGATGCAGCACACGAATCACTAAGTTATCAAAAACAACTTATATTATGACAAAGTAAACGTAGGGCGTTTATAAATACATTCTTAACTGAATAGATACTTTAAATGATATATATACCCGTGCTTCGCAAGAAGCGGTCACCGCTAAAAAGCTACGGCCAACAATCCATCGGAACGCGGACGGGAACACATTTTAAATGCTAAAAGTATGAAAGGAATTACAGAAATGACCGAGCAAGAGATTCTTGCGTTAACGGAGGAAGATGTACAGAAATTGATTAAACTCCGCATGATGGAGGAAGGTATCAAAATTATGGATAAGCCGGAGGTTCCCGAATTGTTTGAGATTGAACCTGCTGATTTGAAAGTGTTCACGATCCCATTCTTTGAAGGTTACGCTTTTACAGACATGGAAGAAGCGAATGCGGTAGCAGAAGCATTACGTAATGCGAAAACCCTTCGCAAAGTTGAATACGATTGGAACAAACTCGGAAGCGACTACAAATATCTCGTCAAGAAAGATAAATACAATTACCCTATCAAGCCAGACTTTGAGGTTAACTGTGGCTTTGTGTATTCAAGTGAACTATACGAAAAGATTTCAAACTTTGCCGCACAGAACAAGGTTATGAAAGAACAAGCAGCGAAAGACCAAAAAGAATATGACGAAAAGATGCAAGAAGCGTCCGGTATTATCTCGGAAATAAGCGGACGGGTTAAAGAGGTCAAAGTTAAGTATGAGCGATTGAATAGGCTTACTTACAAATTCGCTACTGACTATTATCCCCTTTCCGATCACAATGAGGATATGGCAATGAAGTTTATGGCTAAAGCCTATTCTTTTACAGATAAAGAAAAAGAATACATATTACAGAATTACAAAGAATTACTATCCACAAGTGATGAATAAGTTTTTTAGTTAGTTATTGGCTCCTTGCTTGCGAAAGTAGGGAGTTTTTTGTAAAACTCCAAATTCATTATATGAGTAATATAGAAGATACAATTTACAATCTGCCAAATGAAGAATACCACCGTGGAGAAAGATTCAAAGATTTCCTAAGTAGTACGCAGATTAAAGATTATATGGTGTCCCCAAAGTTTGCCCGATACAAGGCATTGCACCCTGAAATGTTCGAGATCAGTATTGAAGCTTCTGAAAAAGGCTCGCTGTACCATGATGCAATGGAAAGTCTTGTTAATACTGGAACACTTGACAAATGGAGAAACAATCTTCTTGTATTTGAGCCACCTATAAATCCTAAAACCGGCTGTCCGTATGGACGAGACACCCAAAAATATCAGATTGCACTAATAGAGGCCAAAGAATCAAATCCCGGTAAAACATTGACAAGCACAACCGATATACAATTGGTTGAAACAATGGTTTATGAGCTTCTTAATAATTGCCGGGACACCTCCAAACAGATTAGGCAGATATTAAAATGGGGAAAAGCCGAAGTTAGCCATTTCGTTGAATACGAAGGATGCAAGTTCAAATATCGCCCTGATGTGGAAACGGCCAAAAAAATTGTTGACTGGAAAACATTGGCGGTTGATGATCTTCATGAAGAAACAGTTAACCGGACTATCGCCAAATTTCATTACGGTATTTCGGCAGCCTTCTACCAGTTTTTTGAACATGAACGTACTGGAGTATGGAAGGAGTTCTACTGGGTTATGCAACAAAAGACAGCTCCCTATGACGCAGTATTTGTCAGTGCAGCTAACTGGGCTTTCCATTTGGAAGACGGAATTGTGAAAATGGGGGCAAGCGCATTGGCATTCAAGAAATTGTTAGACCAGCATGTTTACTGTACACAAAACAATGATTTTGACGGTGCACAGATATTTATTCAGCCGGGATTCAAAGGACGAAGAATAATGGTGCCGGACACACCTGCATTTGAAAAGAACAAGATGTTTAACTTTTATAATAATCAAGAACAATGAGTAAAACAGAGAATCAATCCCCCCAACAAGGGAACTTGGGAATGGAACAACACAATGCTCCTTCACCAACAAAAACAGAACCGGTCTCCCCAACACCTTCCACACCACAACCGCCCGTTCCTTCTGCCCCACCAGCCTTTCCAGTACAACTGAAAGGATTGGAAAGCTGTTTTATCTCCCCTAAAAAGGCATTTATAGCAGCTGGTGGCACAGAACAGCAATTTGCCCGTGAAGTCAATTTCGCTATGCAGGCAATGTTGAATAATCCTTATTTGATTGACTGTGCCCGGCAATATCCCGATCATCTTGTCGAAGCAATCAAAAACGTTTCTCTTACCGGTCTGACGCTCAATCCTGAACTAAGGTTGGGGTATCTTGTACCGTACAAAGGCAAAGTGAAGTTCCAAGCTTCATACATGGGTAAAGTTGATATTTTGATCCGCACCGGTGTTGTAAAAGATATTTATTCTGATTTGGTTTATGCTAATGACGAGTTCAGCATGACAAAAGGTACCGGTGGCACTATCATCCACAAACCCAATGTATTCGGAGAACGTGGTGATCTTCTTGGAGGCTACTATTTTGCAGTCTTGACTTCCGGTGTTGTAAAATTCGATGCAATGCCCAAAGCACGTATTGAAGAAATAAAAAGTCGTAGTGAGGCTGTCAAGAAAGGCAAGCAATCCCCGTGGGACACAGACTTTGAAGAAATGGCTCGAAAAACAATCGTGAACTGGGCTTTCAAATTCCTGCCCAAAACCGGCATTTCAGATTCCATGATTAAAGTTCTTGAAACAGAGAGCCAGTTGGATGATGAAATGTTTGAAGACTGGAAAAAGGCACAAGGTCAGAAACCGGACGATTTTGAGGAAGACGATACTCCATACGCAGAAGAAGTCAAGTAATGGATTCATGTAAAAAAATTAGTAACAGTATCACAGCGGCTAAAGAACTGATCGAAAATGAAACACGTTCTTTGGCTGCTTTACATAAAGCAAAACAGCTTGAAAAAGAGCTTCATAAATCCGGCAAGTTGTTTCGTATTCCTACAATGAACGGAATTATAGAAACAACCTGCCCGGAAAAATACATAGAATACAATAACCAGTTTAAAATCAAATTAAAATGAGAACAGTAACAGTTGAAGTGCCCGAAGGACACATGGTAAAAATCGTGAAAGAAGAAAGTATGCAACCTACTCAAAAAGTTACGGGGGGGGGTAAATTTGAATTTGAGGGTGAGACATTCATCCCCGGTGACGTAATTATCAATCCGAATCGCAGAGGGGGCAGCATGATGATTCTCTCTGAAATTAGAGAAGAAAGGCCACTCTCTTTTTTACCGGCAATTAAAGTACCTTTCGGCCTTGTCGCCTATGTTCCTTCCAATGATGAAGGTGACAGAGTTTTTGTAAGACTCACACCCGAAGCTGGTATCGGAGGCATGAAGGGATTCCGTAAAGCTACGGAAGAGGAAAAGGCAAAGATGCTTGCCGCCATGAAGGAAGAAAAACATTACTCCTTCAATTTTGAGAAGTTACAGCCTGAATATATCCCGACTGTCGGCGATGTTGTTATTGTATGGGATGATAATAGCAAAGAAAATGCGGTAGTCGGTGTTATGAATGAAATGGATAAAACAGTCAGGCCATACAAGATAAATGATGGTACTTGGTATGGGAACTGCGACAAGTTCGTTTCAGAAGAACAATATAAAAATTTGATTGATGGGAAAGAGTAAATCTAAATCGGGGGGGCGAGAAATTACACTCCCCTTCTCACAGCTCGCCCAAAGGGAATGAGCTACCAGGAATATCGTGAACGCAGAGCCTATCAGAACGCATGGTTGAAAGAGCGACTGAAAGGCTTTATTTGTTATGTATCGTCTGAACTGGTTGTATATGACAAAATAACGGGATTACCCCGATTATTCAATCATCGTACAGATGATATACACAAAGCAAACATAAGGACTAACCCACAGCCATTTGTCGGTTCTGCCCGATATGGCTTAAAACCTTTATGATATGGATAAAGAACTATTTAAAGAAAAGAATCCATTGCTTCGCAGACAAATGTTGGAAGACAATTGCGCAGCAGTTGAAAGAATTACCTATACTTCTCCTTTCAGCGAGGAAGAAATGGGTGAACGGAAAACGGAGTTGGCAAATATTGACCTTGACATGGCCGCACTGGAAGAAGAAAAGAAAGCTTTCATGCAAGCATACAAGGACAAACTGAAACCTAAAAAGGAACGTAAAAAAACGTTGCTTACCGATATAAAACGTGGTTATGAGGAAATTACGGATGAATGCTTTAAGTTTATGGATCGTAGCACCCGTACCACCGGATATTACAATGGTAATGGCGATTTGGTTAAAGAACGTCCGATGGAGGCACAAGAGATGCAAAAAACGGTCTTCGAGGACATTGAATCTACTGGTACGGAGGGATAAGCCATGAGAAAAGAAGAACTTATCAAGCAAGTAGCCGAATCAACCGATATTGCTATTTGCGAAGTCCGAACAGTTATAGAAGCAGCATTGAAGGAAACCGTGGATGCAGTAGCTAATGGAAGAACTCTTTATATCAGAGGTTTTGGTACACTGTCACCCAAACACTATAAACGAAAAGTTGCTCGTAACATACACAAAAACGAGACTATTGTCATAGCGGAGCATTATACTCCACACTTCAAACCAGCCAAATCATTTAAAAACAGAACTAAAAATTTGTAGAACAGCATGGGAAACGAAAAGATGCAAGTGAACTTTGCTCCGGGTATGACCGAAGCAACCCTTAGGGTTATTGAACTTCACGAAGAAAATGAGTTACCGGTACTGGAGCCTGATAAGGTAGAATTAGCCGGAACAATTGGAAGTGTTCATGAATTTCTCTTGAAAAGAATCTCTGAAAAAGAGCAGATCAATCAGAAACGTTGCTATATTCTTGTTGATCGGGAGAAAATGACACTTAAACTTGTCACCAATGAAACTGACAGTAGGAATAAAGCTACTGTAAGAGGTGAGTTGAAATACTATCCCAAGTTTCTTGAATTTGGTATTAACACAAGCAAGACATGGGAACCGGTGCAGCTTTCAAAGTTCTTCAAAATGAATCGTGCCTTCTTCAAGGATGCACAATACAACATGGAACTGGTAACAGTCTTGAAGAACTTCAAAGCCAGCATTGACTCAAAAGTGGAAAACTCCCGACAAGACAACGGTAGTCGCACTGACAATTACAGCCAAGTTGTCAACTCCAATCTTCCGGCCTCATTCAATCTTATTGTTCCGATTTTCAAAGGTCGCCCGGCAGAAGAAATTGAAGTGGAAATCATTGCAGATGTGGATGGGCGTAACATTCGATTATCCCTTTGCTCCCCTGGTGCAGAAGTGATAGTGGAAGAAGAACGCAACAAGGCCATTGACGAGCAATTATTGTTGATCCGTAAATTGGCACCGGATATTGCCATTATCGAACAATAACAATGAAGACTGTAAAGAAATACTGGAAGCCGGTACTTGTCGTATCGGCTTTCTTCATTGGCAACCGCGTATTCAATCACATAAATGCGTGGCTGGGAATTTCAATAATCATGCTGGCAGTAGCATTTATAGTTTATAATATCATTAAAAAAGTAGAAAATGAAAAGAAAGATTGACTTTTTGATTGTGGCATTATTTGCCGTTGTTTTGTTCACTTCATGCGAAAGAGTTGCTCCCAATTATGCCGGTGTCCTTATGGAAAACTACGGCAAACAAGGGAAAGAGGATTTTAAAATTGTTTCCGGTAAGGTATCTACATGGGAATTAGGCACAGAGCTTTTTCAAGTTCCGCTATTCGATCAGCGTGGAGAATTTGCCGAAGCTGTCACACTGAAAGCAGCCGATAATACAGAGTTCAAGGCACGTCCCACATATAGCTATAAAGTTATCAAGAACCGTGCCATTGATGTTGTCTTTGACAACAAGCATATTGGCCGTGGAAGTGATTTCATGTCTTCGTTAGAAGATAATATTTTGGAGCCACGTATATATGATTTGATAAAAGAGGAAAGTCGGAAACATAAGACTGACAGTTTAATGGCTGATGGAGGCTCATTAGTGTTTGAGAAACGATTAGAGCAGATAGTTGATAAAGAGTTTGAAAAAAGAGGTCTGCAACTACTCACATTCTCTGCACAGTTGGAGTTTTCCGATAAGGTTCGCGAAAAAATTGACAGTAGAAATGAAGTAAACACCAATATCTCCGTGTTGGATCAACAAATTGAGGAACAGAAGAAGCGCAATGAACTGGAACAGTTAAAAACCGAGCAGGCTCTAATTCAGTCAAGAGGTCTGACGAAAGAAATATTATATAAACAGTTCATTGACAAATGGGATGGAACAAGCCCTTTGTATGGTATTGCTCCTGAATTTCTAAAAATAACAAAATAATAATTATTAACCCGATTAATAATCAGCTTCTCCAGGGGTGGCTTGACCGCCTATCCGGGAACTATCATGCCTCACCTTTTTTCTTCTCTTTGCAAGTCGAGCCGAGTACGCTGCATACGCTCCACATCAAATATTTCTTTATGTCTTTGCATAGTCAATCAAATCAAGTAGCAATATATGCTTTCAAGAAAGGATATAGAATATTGCCTAATGGTCATGTGGTATCTCCACGCAATATTGAAAGGAAAACAGTTCCTCAATCAAATGGATATTTGGCTTTTAGTATTAGATATAAAGGAAAATCTATCAGTGTATTGGTTCACAAACTATGTGCTTTTCAAAAATATGGATATATAGCATTTTCTTATGAATGTATTAGGCATTTAGACGGCAATCGCACCAATAATATATTAGAAAACATAGAAATAGGTTCATATAGTGATAATCAGTTGGATAAATCCCCCGAAGAAAGGAAAAGGGAAGCGACAATTGCAAGTCATTCCCATATTATGAAATGGAATGAAGAAGAAGTTGCCATGATTAAAAATTACCATAAAACAAGTCATTCATATAGAAAAACTATGACTCGTTTTGGTATTTCTTCAAAAGGAACATTGCATTTCATTTTGAAGAATAGATAAAAGTGAAATCAATCATTATGAAAGTTGAAATCCCCGACTATTTCCTAAAATCCTTTATCCGACATTTTGAAAGGATAACCGAGAATTGTAAAGCTTCACCTTCTGACATCAAGACCAGTGAAGCACTAAGGCTTGGAAAGAAAGATGTAATTAAGCTCAAAAGATTTATAAACAAAAAAGTATAATTTATGAAACGAAGGATCATAGGTATAGATGTTGGCAAAAACGGTGGAATTGTAGTGTACGACACCGAGAATAACAAATTATTGGAGTGTATCAAAATGCCACCAACTCCCAAAGACTTATTAGATTTTCTCTCCATATACAAAGAAAATAGCGTTTGTTATTTGGAACGAGTGAATGGCATGACCGGACAAAGTGCTTCTGCCTCTTTTGTTTTTGGAGAAGGTTACGGACAGCTGACTATGGGATTGATAGCTTGTGGGATTCCGACAGTAACAGTATCTCCACAAACTTGGCAAAAAACTATAGGATTACGAAATACAGACAAATTGGGTAAGACAGAATGGAAAAACATCTTAAAGAAGAAAGCCCAACAGCTGTTCCCGTATGCAAAAGTTACATTGGCAACTTCGGATGCCTTACTAATATGTGAATATGGTAGAATTAAAGAAAAGGAATAATGGAAAAATTAAAAAATGTAGCAAATGTAGCCGGGAACTTCCGGTCAGTGAGTTTTGGAAAAATGCTTCAACCGAAGATGGATTGCAGACATATTGTAAAGAGTGCGGTAATGTTTATGCCAGAAACCGTAAGAAAACTCCGGGGGGGGGATTTGAAGAAAATATATTCCAATCCTGAATTGGCAAAATTTTCTCCACGGGAACTTATCGCAGAATTGAAAGCACGTGGATATACCGGAGAATTGAAATACACCCAAACAATATCATTATAAATGGAAAAGTTACGTCTATTGGTTACAATCAAATGTCCGAACAAATGTCCTATGTGTTGCAACAACTCATGGGATTTTTCAAAATTACCAGTTGTTGAGCACTTTAATTACAAAGAGATCATGATAACTGGTGGAGAACCACTTTTGTTTCCTGAAAAACTGGCAAATTTGGCTGAAAGTATCAAAACCGTTCAAAAATTGGCCTATGGCAATAAAGGAAAATTATTTCTATATACGGCACTGGCTGATATGCTCCCCAATTATATCAGATACTTCGATGGAGTTGTTTACACTCCACATTCTGTTAATGATGTTCATAGTTTATTGGAGGCCAATAATTTTTTGTTGGACTACAAAGATGAACTTATGGAAAGTAAATCTCTTCGACTCAATCTTTTTCCTGATATTAAAAAGCATATTCCTGATAACACAGACCTTTCGTTATGGAAAGTAAAAGATATGAAATGGATCAAAGATTGCCCGGTTCCAGCTGATGAAGAATTCAAAAGAGTAGCTGAATTATGGGAGGTGGAATGATGAAAGATGTAATTACCCCCCCCAACATCTCTATCCTTATCGCTGGTCTTTAGAAGATGCTGTTTTTACTAAAGATAAAGGAAAGGTATTTTCTTGTTTTGCATGTGGCGGTGGCTCTACTATGGGTTACAAAATAGCCGGTTACGATGTTATTGGCTGTAATGAGATTGATCCACGAATGATGAAATGCTATGAAACAAACCATCATCCCCAGTATAGTTATTTGGAAGATATTCGTGATTTAGTGAAAAGGAATTATCTTCCCGAAGAATTGTACAATTTAGATATATTGGACGGATCACCACCTTGCAGTACATTTAGCATGTCGGGATTACGTGAAGATGCGTGGGGTAAAGAAAAGAAATTCAAGGAAGGTCAAAAGACACAAGTTTTAGACACGCTCTTTTTTGATTTTATTGCACTTGCCAAACGCTTAAAACCTAAAGTCGTTATTGCTGAAAATGTGAAAGGACTTCTTTTAGGGAATGCGATTGATTATGTCAGACGTATATACAAAGACTTTGAGGAAGCTGGTTATTATTGTCAGCATTTTCTTCTTGATGCTTCTAAAATGGGAGTACCTCAAAAAAGAGAACGTGTATTCTTTATATGTATCAGGCATGATTTGGGAGTTCATTTTCTAAAAGTTTCAGACCTCTTCAATGTTGAGCCACATATTTGTATGAAGTTCAATGAAATACCCATTTTGATGAAAGAAATAACAGACTTTAAGGGGAAAGAAATTAAAAATGGTACAAAAATTCGATATGTTTGGGAACATAGAGAAATTACTGATAAAGACATGTCTGATACATGTATGCGGCTATACGGTAAAGAGTTATTCTTCTCAAAGAAATATACACTTGAAGATCGCATCTGCAATACGATAACTTCCAAGCATGATGATTTGATACACTTTACACAGCCTTTATATCTAAGTACATCTGAAATCTGTAAAGTCTCTACTTTCCCCATCGACTATAACTTTTGCAACCAATCCCCACATTATATCTGTGAAATGAGTGTACCACCCGTTATGATGGCGCATGTAGCCTCACGAGTATGGAAATATTGGTTATCTAAATTATAAATCAAATGAAATCAGAAGAATTAGCAACCCTGTGGTGTCGGGATCATCCTGATGCAACATTGGAACAAGCATTCATGGCCGGATTAGGCCATAAGATGAATATGAATAAAGATTCTCTTTCTGCAAGGAAAGACAAATTCAGAAGTGAAGTCCTCATGTACAGAGGGAAATATCCTGATGATATGTTGAAGGACTTTTTCGAGTATTGGACTGAATGCGGAGGACGGAAAATGCGCTTTGAGAAGGAACGTACATTTGAAGTTTCCAAACGTTTAGTCAGATGGTCTAATAATGATTTTAACAAGTATGGGAAACAACTTAATTCAAGTCAACAGCAATCTCCCGGCAACCGAAAAGAAAGCGTTGAAAGACTTGCTGACCTTGCAAGCGGAGTATTACAAGGGATTGCACGTAAGTTCGATTAAAGAAGCTGTTCTCAACACTCCTAACCTACCACTCTCCGTTATAAGAAAAGAAATCACATTGGCTGGCGCAAGAGCCATACTGGTAATTGCGATTAACGAGCTTGTGTCTTTTTTCAATGTCGGAAAAACGATGAATGATGTTCAAGTGGCACTTACCGCTGATCTAATAATAGACAGATTCTATTATCTCAAATTGGAGGAAATCAAATTGTGTTTCCGTAATGCTATGGTTTCCGGTAAGATTTACGATAGACTGGACGGTAATATCATTCTCGGCTGGTTAAATGAATACGATGTACAGCGTGATGAAATTGTTTCTTCTCTTTCAATTAATGAAGCCCATGAACAAAATAATAACAGCACTGGAATGTTCTACGGAGAATATATCAAACATCTAACTGAAAGATCGGAAAATGGAGATGAAGAGGCCAAAGAATTATTGGAATCCCATCAATCATTCATACAAAGGATGAAATCAAATGATAAAGAAGCCGCTTTCAAAAAATGGAAAGAAGAATATTATGGAAGAACTAAGAAACAAACTACTTGACTGGGCAAAACAATTTGAAACACCTGATTTTATAAAAGATGATCCTATATTCTTCCCACATAAGTACAGTGATAAAAAGGACATAGAAATCAGTGCCTTTCTTACTTCATGGATAGCTTTCGGGAATCGCAAACTGATAATGCAGCAAGCAGAAATTTTGGATAATCTAATGGGTAATTCTCCTTATGACTTCATTATGAACAAAGTATGGGAACAATACAAAGAAAATACAAATACCTTCTACTGTATGTTCACCTACCATGACTTCTTCTGCATTTGCCAGCGGTTGTACAACATATATCAGGAATGGGATGATTTGGAAGTATTTTATGAGGGTTACAACAATGTTATCCGTGAAATACAAACAGATTTTGGTGGCGTAAAAGGTATTCCAAAATTGGAGCGTGATTCTCCATGCAAGCGTATTTGTCTGTTTCTACGGTGGGTAGTACGAAAATCGCCGGTGGATTTAGGTATTTGGACTATTATTCATCCAACAGAATTATACATACCATTGGATGCGCATGTTGCAAAAATGGCACATCAGCTTGGGATAACAACACGCAAAACAGAGGACTGGAAAATGGTTCAACAAGTAACCAATTACATGAAAACAATTTTCCCGGATGATCCGTGCCGGGGAGATTTTGCATTATTCGGATATAGTATTAACAATAAATAATTTACATTATGTCAGAACTTAAAATCACACAAGAAAAGGTAACAGCCGCTTTTAGTGAAGCAAACGACTGTCCTAAAGCAATTAGTATTCTAACAGCCCTATTCGGAAAGCAAAAGCCGGATTATACAGATTATCACAATATTAAAACCTACGAAGATGCTTGTGAAGCAATAGGTGTAAAACCCATTGTTCGCCTACTTGTTGAAGATGAAGACGGACACAAAGAAGAAGTGGCTGATATTGCACACCTCGCCTACATCAAACTATGCACTATTGCCCGTGCGTTAAACAACGATCCTGATTTTCCACGATTTACTAAAGATGAATACCGTTATACGCCGTGGTTTTATTTTTATAATCAAAAAGAAATTGATGAAATGGACGAAGAGGATCGTAATCGGCTGGTTCTTTGGGGCGGTAATGCGAATGACGGTGCGAGTTGCGGCCTCGCTTATGCGTTCTCGGATCTCGATTGGTCGGGCTCGTGTGCGTATTTCGGCTCTCGCCTTGCTGTAAAATCAAGTGAAATCGCAATTTACTTTGGAGAACAATTCAAAGAATTGTGGAAAGACTTTCTGATTGGAAAAAAGTAATCACACTGGGGAGGCCGCATCAAAGCGGCCTTTTCCATACCTTTTAAATCTATGACTCCAAAAGATTTTTTCGACAAAGTGGTGGAAATGCGCCGTTGCCAAAAAGAATATTTAAAAAATAAGAGACAGATAGATTTACGAATAAGTAAACAAATTGAGCGTGAAGTAGATGAAGAAATTGAACGTGTTCAAAAAATCCTTCACGACAAACAGAATCCGCAACTCTTTTAGACTATGGTTAATATGAAAATCCTTGACCTGCCATTAAAAGCAAAATGGTATGAAATGATCGAATCCGGAAATAAGAAAGAAGAATACAGAGAGATCAAGAAATACTGGATCGGAAGATTAGCAAAATGTGGAGGTCGCAATTCCTATGAAAAGACTGGTTTCTATTGTAAGAAAGCTATTTGTTTTTCTTGTATTACACGTGGAAACGGCTTTCACCCCAAAGAATACACTCATGTTCGCTTCCGTTTTGGCTACACCAGACGGACAATGCTTTTTGAACTTGAATCTATAACCATCGGAGTTGGTAACACCAATTGGGGAGCACCGGATAACGAATGTGTATTTATACTTAAACTGGGAAAATGTATCAAAAAAATGAAAGTAAGGACTCAACAGAATTTCAACCGAAAAACTTATGAAACAGTATTCGGTATCAGCATCATGCCTGACGGTGGTAGAAGATATTGCAAATATCCAATAGGCCACCAAGAATACAAAGACTATACCCAAGCATACCAAGCTATGAAAGATGTACAAAAGATATTGGATAATGGAGGCCGATTAGTGTATTCTCCCAAAGGTAGTGCCGGGATTAATAAAAATGAATATGTAAAAATTGAAATGGCATAAAAATGAAAATATTAGTAAGTTTTTCAGGTGGTAAGGATTCACAAGCATGTTTAATCCAAGCCTTCAAACAATATGGGGGGGGGGAATTTAACCGCTGTGTTTTGTGACACCGGTTGGGAACACCCTGACACATATAAACATGTGAATGATGTTTGTCTGCAAATGGGTGTAAGACTTATAACTCTCAAATCAAAATATGATTTTGTGTCTTTGGCAGCTCATAAGAAAAGATTTCCTTCCACGAATGCACGATTTTGTACCAGTGAACTAAAAATGAAGCCAATGATTGATTATGTACTTTCTTTGAAAGAAAGCTGCATTATCATACAAGGTATCAGAGCCGGAGAAAGTACAGCACGTGCGGCAATGGAAGAGGAATGTATGTACTTCAAATCGTATTTTCAACCTAATAAGAAAGGAAGAACTGAAAACTACCGAAGTAAGGATGTCAAAGAATGGTGTTCCCAATATGACGCTTCTGTTCTAAGACCGATCTTCAAATGGAGTGCACAGCAAGTTATAGATTGCATACTGGATGCAGGGCAGAAACCGAATCCATTGTATTATCGTGGATTCTCACGTATTGGATGTTTCCCGTGTATCATGTGTCGGCACAAAGAAATCGAACTCATAGCCAAAAATGATCCTAAAATGTGCCAACGCCTAATTCAAGCAGAGAAAAGCGTAGGACATTCCTTCTTTCCTCCATTATACATACCTCAAAGATTCTGTAAAAACAAACAATATCCTTATGTAGAGGAAGTTTTGGAGTACGTTAAAGAACATACCCCTGATATGTTCGAGCCGGAAGGTGGATATGCCTGCATGAGTCTGTTTCATGGACTATGCGAGTAAATAAAAATGGAATGAACATTATGATACGAGATCCTTACTATTTGGCGAAAACGGTCTTAGGTTCATACAACTTGTATATCCTCAAAGATCCTTTCGGATCTTGGCATTATTCGTGTGTTGGTACATTCAATACTAAAGATGAAGCTATAGATTATTATCATAAGTTGAAAGAAGAAGAGAAAATGATTTCAAGAATGCACATGAAATTAATAATAACAGAATAGAAAGGATATAAATAATGCCGATAAGCGAAGTATATAACATGGACTGTATGGAATACATGAAGGGGATTCCTGATAAGTTCTTTGATTTAGCGATAGTCGATCCCCAGTATGGCATAGACATAATGCACAAAGGTGGGATGCCGAAGCATTTAGGCTTTAAACAATATAAAAGAAAGGATTGGGATAAGTCCCCCCCCCGGAAAGAAATATTTTGAGGAACTATTCAGGGTATCGAAGAATCAAATAATTTTTGGTGGTAACTACTTTACTACCTATCTTCCTCCCAAAATGGGTTGGATTGTTTGGGATAAAGGACAACATGGATTAACTATGTCTGACGGTGAATTGGCATGGAGTAGTTTTGACAAGGCTCTTCGGATCATAACTCTAAACCGGTGTACAATTGGAGAACGAGGTGGAAATATCCATCGTTGTCAGAAGCCAGTGAAATTATATGCTGAAATATTAAGAAAAAACGCCAAAGAGGGAGACAAAATTTTTGATAGTCATTTAGGTTCAGGAAGCAGCAGAATAGCTGCTTATGGACTTGGATTCGATTTCTATGCAACTGAAATAGATGAAGAATACTTTGAAGCACAAGAAGAACGTTTTCACCGGGAATGTTTTGGGGAGATAAAAACAGAGAGAGGAACGTTGGTTCAAACTAATTTATTTGACAGGGAATAAATGAAACAGACAGTAGAAGAAGCGGCAAGTGAAAATATCCTATTTAATCATAGGACAGTTGACAGAACTTTGAGCGGTAAAGATTTGGCAAAGTTTGGAGAGATGAATTTCGTTCAAGGTGCAGAATGGAAGTCGAAGCAATCTCTTTGGATAAGTGTTAAGGAACGGTTGCCGGAGCCTAACAAGGAAGTTCTTCTTTATGATAAGAACTCCATCCGGCATTATGTCATAGGATGGCTGCGGAGAGATAAAGGATATAACAAAGGCATGTGGGCACTCTCCAATGGTTGGATTGAAGATAAGGATATAACCCACTGGATGCCGATTGATAAACCAATAACCGAGTAATTATGAATGAAGTAAACTTTAATGGAATGTTCGGACAGCAAGGTTGGATTTGTCCGAAGTGTGGAAGGGTATATTCACCTTTTACCAAAATGTGTTTGTATTGTGGCCCTAATAACACAAATACATTTCTAATCTTGACGATCATTCTAATACACATATCAGTGAAGAAGAATTAAAAGAAAACCGTAAAATCGAACAGAAATGAATGATGGAGTTTATTTTGACCAAAATGGTAACGAGGTAATCGTAATCAATGGATTTGAATACTCACGAGAAGAATTTGATTCCCTTGTGGATATGTGTGGAGATTGCAATATGTAATAAAAAAGAAAGAAATGAGTAAAACAACAATTTATTATCTATTCCTAATAGCAATGTATATGCTGCTAGGATAGATGGAAAGGAGAAATATGGATAAAGATAAATTCAACAAAGCAATAGAAATCAACAATAAAATAGAGGAATACAAAGATCATAAGATGGCACTTGAAAATTCTAACATAAAATATGGTGGTGGATTGATATTTACATACAACAGAATGCACAATGATGTACCATTAAAGGAAGAAATTTTTGGTAAGAATTTCCTTCAGTGCTATATGTATGCTTTGGATAGTAAGATAAAAGAATTACAAAAAGAGTTTGACGAATTATAAAATAGAAATGAGTGAAACGAAAATCATATTAGATGCCTGTTGCGGTAGCCGGATGTTTTGGTTCGACAAGGAAAATCCTTTGATCTTGTTTGCTGACATCAGAGATGAAGAGCATACTCTTTGCGACGGTCGAAGCCTGAAAGTCCATCCGGATATTGTATCTGACTTTACCGATATGCCATTTTTGGATAAATCCTTTAAACTGGTGGTATTTGACCCGCCCCATCTTCTAAAGGTTGGTCAAAATAGTTGGTTGGCCAAGAAGTATGGTAAACTTCCCGAAGATTGGCCAAGGGTGATAAAAAAAGGAATTGATGAATGCTTTCGAGTACTTGAAGATTACGGCGTTCTCATTTTCAAATGGAATGAAGAGCAAATAACGGTTAGAGAAGTATTGAAAGCCATCGGACGGCAGCCGTTGTTCGGTCACACCACCGGAAGACATGGCAAGACTATGTGGATGTGTTTTATGAAACTACCAATTTACGAATAACAGAATATGTTGTAAGATGAAATTAAACAAAAAGACAGAGCAACTTATTAAACTTAGAGCCGCTGAACTTAAAAAATTATATGAAACTCCTAATCCTGAAGTAGATAAAATTATTTCTGAATTGAGAGCAGAAGCAACGAAACGTCCACAGAACATGAGGAAGGAAGAAGAGATTGCTTATATTCTGAAAAAGGCTGATGAAAATTGCGATCATATAGAAATTCGTAAAATCCTAAATGTAAGTAATACATGAATACATCTTTTGAACGATCTGCAAACGCTTCCGATGAATGGTACACACCACGAGAAATCATTGAAGCATTAGGTGAATTTGACCTTGATCCATGTGCTCCCATGCACCCTCTTTGGCCTACTGCAAAAATCATGTACAACAAGCAGGACAATGGTCTTATACAAAATTGGGGGGGCGAATTTGGCTTAACCCTCCGTACTCCAAACCGCTTATGTGGCAGTTTGTAGAGAAATTGGCAGAACACGGCAACGGTATAGCACTACTTTTTAACCGGTGTGACAGCAATAAGTTTCAAGACATCATCTTCACGAAAGCAACCGGTATGATGTTTTTGAGGAATCGAATAAAATTCTTCCGTCCCGATGGAACACGTGGGGACAGCCCCGGTTGCGGTAGTGTTCTTATTGCATTTGGCCGGGAAAATGCCGAAATTTTAAGGAACTGCTCTTTACAAGGCAAATATGTTGAACTTAACAATGATAAATGATGAAAGTCTTATATTTACTCATGCTCATTGCCGGTCTTCTGTGGATCGGTGATTTCTCTATCACCTTAAAACCCTTTTCTGTATCTTTACCATGCTGGTATAAAATCGTTGGCATACTTCTTTTTTGGCTGTCAATGACTATATATGTTGTAGGCGAGCATACTAAAGACTATAAGGAAGGATTTGATACTGGGGTTAAAAAGCGCATTGAGATACTTGATAGAAATTGCCACTCTAAAGAAATAAATAATGATGAAACAGTACAGAATTAATAAAACTACTACATTCGTAGAAGATAATCGCAACGGAAACAGAGGAAAATACCTTCTTCCTGATTACAAGGTGCAAGTTAAATTTGCAGGGATTTGGATAACAGTCAAGTCCTTTCATGATGAAGATGAAGAATACGCAAAGAACTGTGCGAATGAACTTCTTGAAAAACTTAACGAAAAGATTTGATTATGCGTATTGACAAGCTGCACGATTGTTTTATCCCTGCCATAAGAATTAGAAACGGAGAATTAATTATATGGGTTTTCAAATATAGAATAACGATATATGCGTACAGAAATATGGGAAGATATTAATGGATATAAAAGTTTGTACCAAATATCAAATAAAGGAAACGTGCGTTCTCTTGATAGAATCATTTTTAGAAAAAACAAAATACCTATTCATGTTCGAGGTAAAACATTAACAGCGGTTATTGCTCCAAATGGCTATCCAGTCGTTGCTTTATGGAAGGATAATCGAGGCAAGACTGTTTATATACATAGACTTGTAGCAGAAACATTCATCCCTAATCCGCACGATTATCCTATTATCAATCATAAAGACGAGAATAAAGCTAATAATTGCGTTGAGAATTTAGAGTGGTGTAACATGTTATATAACAACAACTATGCAGCTCGAAATCAGAGGTTAAGCTTATCATTAAAGAATAACAACAAACTTTCCAAAAAGATTATTCAATATTCTACTGACAATCAATTTATAAAAGAATGGAATTCAATTAGAGAAATTGAACGAGTCCTACACATACCCGGTTCTGCTATTGTTCGAGTTTGTAAAGGACTTGGAAAATCATCTCATGGATTTTTATGGAGGTATCACAATGATCGAAAAGAATGAATTTCCCTATACCCTCGGTGGGTACGTAGAGCAGTGCTCATATAAAGGTTTCGACATAGCCGTTTCCATTCGTAGATACAAAGGAATATCAGCTTATGTCATTTCCTCGGAGAAAAGGCTGATCCGTGAAGAATCTGCCACCTTTGCCGACAAAGAAGACATGTTCCGTTGGGGACGAGAAGCGGTTGACCGGTATTTGGAACAGCAAGAACGTAGAAAAGAAGAAAATACGATCAAACGGGCAGACTATTATAAGAAGAAAGCTCGTGAGGCAGCATTAAAAGCATTCAACACTGCTATGTACTTTTCTGATATAAAGAACGAACTCTACGATAAAGCAAAAGGATTTTTTGAATATGAACTGGATAAGGAACATGCAAAGATCAGATAAAAACACTTGATATTATACAAGGCTTTTGCGATCATGTTTTTCGTGATAAAACAGGAAACCGCATCTTTCCCAATATTTTTGTCGGGAAATGGGAAGCTGACTTATTGGAAGTTACCCGGTCACGCCTGACTTATGAATATGAAGTAAAAGTAAGCAGATGTGATTTCCATAAGGACAAAAAGAAAAGTGATAAATATGGCAAGAACAAGTTTGATGTTGTCACTTCCGGCCAACGTACCAATTATTTTTATTATATAGTACCAAAAAGTTTGATAAAGCCCGATGAAGTCCCTGATTTTGCCGGGCTTATTTATGCTTATGAAGGATCAGTGCAATGTTATTCTCTTGAAAAGGGAAGGTATGCGGTAAAGAGAATTTTCTTTGAGGTAGTCAAGCCTGCCCAAAAAGTTTCTGACATGAAAGCGGATGATAATTTCATTCGTAAACTCGACTTATCCATGTACTATCGCTATCACCAAATGAGAAGAGACAATTACAAAAATAAGGAATAATATGGAATTAAGATTAGACCCTGAAATACCGGTCACACGGGTTGTCAACGGACATAATGTTTTCAATAAAGGCTATCACCACGGATTAAGAGGAAAAACCTATGAAGAATACTATGGCAAAGAGAGAGCTGTTGAAATAAGAAAAAGACACAGCGAGGCTTTGAAAGGACATAGATATTGGTCTAATGGAAACGCCCATGCCTTTGCGTGTATCGCAATCACTCCCGAAGGCAAATGGTATAGATTCGATTCAATAACCCAAGCCGCCCAAAAGCTAAATCTGAATTATGCCACAGTTCGCCGGTATATAAAACGAAAAATCAAGCCCCAAAATGGCTGGCAATGGTTTTTGGAGAAAGATAATAACTGGATAAAACATATTGATAATGGGAAAATTAAATGAGATCGCGCAGAAAGCTTATGAATGTGCCGTAAGACGTGGAAAGATTGATCCCGACAATGATAGCAACAACAATCTTCACCGCGATCTGCTTGAAGAAGTTGCCGAAGTCATTGAGTGTACGGGTGAGAAATCTCCACATATTAAAGAGTATTTAGATGTAGAAGAAGAACTGGCAGATGTAATCATTGTTGCCCTAAGTACACTACATCATTTCAAATGTGACATTGATTCACTCATTGAAGCCAAAATGAATTATAATAAAAACAGAATGGATTGATATAGGAACCGGACAATTAATAAAGTTGATTGTTGAGACGTTTGTCCTTATCTTTGCACTACCATGTGTCTATAAAGATTTCATGAACTTATGGAAAGAAAAATAGGTGATATAAAAGACAAGAAGTTAAAAGCTGAAAATATCACACTGGCAGCAATATATAACATATTGTTCACCAATGACATAGTTTGTTCCTTAATTGTAGAAATGTTAAGTGAATTACGTAAATCAAGGCTTTGTCGTTTCCGCGTAAAGCAGCAAGGAAATAAACTGGAACAGTTGATGCTTCAATATGAAAAGAAAATCAATAAAATAGCTGGACACCGGGCTTTTTTCATGGCTGATGCTAACCAGTATATTGCAGATGAAGTACAACCTGATCTGCTTAAAATGGAATACTCCATTAAACTGGAATTTGACAAATGCCGGATTGAAAACAGTGCCTTACTTGCCAAAGTAGAACTTACAAGATGTATGGCAGAGCTTGCTTGTCTATCCCTTGACAAACGGATAGAAGAAGTCCGTCCATACAACAAAGAAGTAACCGGAATAACATATCTCCGGCTCACTGACACACTTAAAGTATTGGACGAACTTTCTGATATTTTATATAAGGGAGGGTATTGTGACCTCAATCAAAGTGATAATTGCAAAAGGGGGATGGCTATCATACAACGAAAACTTACTGATTGTGATATTATCAGCCGCGCAATCAATGAGTCAGACAAGTTAAATCCGGCTGGGGATGATGAATAAAAATGGCAAAATATCGTATAGGAATATCCGAGAATCTATTAGGAGACAAACGCTATCAGTGTCAGATTAAAAGATTTGGCATTTGGTGGAATGATGAAAGTTTCAGCACTAAAGAAAGAATGTTAGATTATGCCCGTAAACTTGAAAAGGCCGGGCATATAGTGTTTAACTATTTATAAGCGAACAATGAAATTAGAAGGAAAAATTATTGTGGCACAACCGATACAATCGGGTGTCTCAAAAAATGGTAACAACTGGCAAAGACAAGATTTCGTTTTGGAAATTCCCGGCCAATACCCTAAAAAAGTCGCTTTTTCAGTAATGAATAGCAATATTCAGAATTTTGGATTAGCAGTCGGGCAAGACGTTGATATTGAAATAGATATTAATGCGAATGAATGGCAAGGAAAATGGTTTAACTCCATTACTTGCTGGAAAGCAACACTCCGTAATCCAGGACAGCCTACCGCAGCGCAACAGCCCCAAACTTATTATCAGGGGGCATCATCCACCGCGGCACCCGTACAAACTGCCATACCTCAACCGCCAGTGGATTTTGGGGAACAAAAAGACGATTTGCCTTTCTAAAGAAAAAGGAGAAGGGAGCATTTCGGCTCCCTTCTTATTAATTAATGTTCCACCTTTACAATTTCATTATAAACGATTTTGCTTCGTGGGTTATGATTGACTATCGTTTGTTTATACCCCTTTGTCCCCCATCTCCACCATAGGAACCTGTGTTTATATATCCGGCTTATCGCACTTGAAAGACTGTCTCTCACTTCATAAGTAAATGTGCTGTCAGGAATATTTGCATAAAAATCCACCCATTTATCTGAATAATTGAAACAGCTGTCTTTCAGAACAAATACAATACTGTCTTTAGTGACAACTTTTGTGGTTGTGATATATTCGACTTCTTTTGGACGCAGATTCAATTCTTTTATTAGTTTTGCATCCGCACTCCGCAGCTCTTTCAATTCTTCTATGTTAAGCCGTAAAACATGGTTTTCAACCACATTTAGACTATCCCTAATCTTATATTCTTCAAGCCCAGTACAGAGACTTTTCATATTATCTGAAAGTCGGGCACTTTCCTTCTTCTCTTCCTGCCACAACCGGTACATCAAAAAGGTTGCCGCAAGGAGTAACACAAAGATTACTCCTATACCTATCTTCAATCTCATAATCAATCTGTATATACATTTTTACCAACTTCCGCAATAACTACCCATGCACCATTACAGAAACCATATATCTTACCGTCATTCTCCGGCATTTCAGGTATTGTATTAAGTTTTGTTTCATTGGCAGTGGCTTTGCTAAGAGCTGTTTGAGCTGTACTTTTTGCAGCATCAGCCGTTGTTTGTGCGGTCACGGCCTTTCCATCAGTAACAGCCAACATTCCAGTCAGAGTTTTTTCATTGGTTACTCCTGCAAGGAAGGTTTCAATTTCATTGAAGGTGTCAATGGCCGTAGTCGCATCAACAGTACCAACCAATTCATCCAAAGCGGTCTTCACCGCATTTATGGACTGTTCCAGTTGGGACTCTGCCAGTTGAGCACGTCCGCTTTCTGCTAAAATATCCGATTTGCTCGCACTGCTGCTACCATCAGAACTTTCCAAAAATGAAGATGAAATAGGAAGTTCATTACATCCTACCATAACATATTGTCCGGCTATCAACCCGTCGACATTCATATCACAGAACTCTCCAACCCCAAGTGCTGTTTTGTAAGGTACATAATCCTTTCCATTAGAACTTTTGTACACAACAACTCTGTTGTTTGCTGCATCTCCAAAATTGATGCTAATAGCAAATTTCCCAGTAGATAACTGTATAGGTTGGCTTTCGTACCAATCCTCTTCTTTAAGAGTAAAATTCAAGTTTGCCATATCTTCTATGTGTTTATATGTTTGTTTCCTATATCAACTCCCAACCTTTCCTTACCTCATCCATGTTTGCAGGAACACCATTCTCAACATAACTCATTGCAGCCACCACCGCAATAAGTTGTTCCCGGTTGTTTCTGTTCAGAATTGTATGACGAGATATGCCTGAACGCTTTTCGACTGTGGCAATATACACTTCAGTATTGTTCTCACATGGCGGTGCCCATCGCATAATAACATCTTCAAGTTCATTGGCCGTGCCGTCTTTGTCAGTATCATACTTATTAAGAATATAAGTTTGAAGAGTTTTAAAAGCAGCACGATAACCGTATGCCATAGTTTTAAACTGAAAGAAACTTTTATCTGTCTGTGTTGCAGACAACCCCTGCCATTTCGTATTATTTCTCCGTATATTTAACGGATTATTATTCCGTAGTCCCCGTGTCATTTTTATCCTCCTTTTCTTTTTGTGTTTCAAACAATATTTGTGCGGCCAGTCGTGCTATATCGTCCTTATTCTCAATGATTATACTCATGGTCTTTTCCGCTTTCCGAAGCTCGGCCTTTTCCCATGATTTCTCACGTACCGATTTGAACTCACAGAAAACGCAATAAACCGCCCATAACATAGCGAATACTGGAAATGGAATGACGATGCAACATATAAGGTCAATCATAACCAGTGTCAGAAACGGATTAAAATATTTCTTCGCTTTTGTCACTGTCATTTTGTACTTCTTCGAGGTACAAAGTTCCCCACGCTGTTTCGCCTTCTGAATCCCCGAAATAAAATCTATCCCCATTGCGATTATGATAGCTGTCATACTTACCGCTATCAAAACCAAATGTAAAAACAAATGGTCGTGAATGAATGTTTCAATAACGTCGTTCATATCCTTTTGTGTTTGCGTTTATTATTTTTATTCCAATAGTAATTTGTTGATAGCATCAATAAAGGCTGGGGAACATAAACTTGCGTATTCCTTAATCATATTACACTCTTCATCGTTATACTCAATTTCTCCATTGGAGTTGAATATTTTAAATGCGAGGGCATGAGCCTCTATTCCCCTGCCAAGTTGATAAATGATATTGGCAAAATCCTTCTTGTAGTTCTCAACGGAACATCTCGTCTTATCAATATCAACAAATATCTCAATTCTTTCAAAATTTATCCTTTTCATAATCACTTCCAATCATTATCATTTGAAGCACCGAACATCAGTCCTCTTCCCAACCAGTCAGAGTTCGGTGACGGATACATAAAATCCACCAACTGCATACAATGGTGCATGGAACCGCCATTCAATGTTTGCTTTGTTCCATTCGCGTATATCTGAACATTATTATAATTGTCATTTGCATTAACCACGAATATCCTTTGGGTGACGGCAAGACTCAAAAGATAACGGTAGGTTACATTCGATGTTATTCTAAATATAACCGTATCAACTGGAAAACCCGAAGTTTCACCGTTATAATCGTATCTTGGCGAATAGCAAGGAACTGTATAATAAGTTTCGTTAGCAGAGGAAGTCCCGGAAGTCAAAGGTATATAAGTACCGGTTTTATCAGCACCTTTTGTGTACACATAGGCATAGGAGCCGTAAACTACCATAATGCTTCTTTCCCTTGCGCCAAACACGCCTCTACACCATAAGTCAGAAGTGTAGAAACGTGATGACCGGTTATCCTTAGTACCTTGATGATACATATCACCAGCAAACCACATTCTTCCATCACTTCCAAAGCTGATTCCTCCAACCGCATCACCAGCAGCATTCACGCAATTCAACCTTGTAAAAGAGCCTGATACACCTTTCAATGTACCTTCAAAAGTGCTGTCACCTGAAATAACCGCACCAGCCGCATAGAGTTTCCCTGCTATACTCACCTTATATGGCGCATCAGTCGGTGTTGTAGCTCCAACCCATAACGGATAGTCACCACCAACAAGACCTGCTGCAACCGTTTTATTATCGCCCTTCATTATCAAAAGCTGATTACCCTGCATGAACCGTAGAATAGCATTTTGAGCCATGATAAGCGGAGTGTACACTGGCACCAAAGAATTAAACTTCTGCCAATAAGTTGTATTTGTCACCGGAATGGAATCACTGGACGTATGAGTTTTCAGACATTTATACGCATTAAACGTATTAGCACCGGTAGTCACAATTGCAATATCCAAGTACCGGGTACCGGAAGTCAAAGCCTCGTCATTGCGATACTCTATGCCTTTAGCCCATTCGGATTGCCGGAGAATACAGCCTTGCAGCCCGTTTTTCCCCGGTTCCCCATTAGTACCGTCAATTCCATTTTTGGCCTTTCTTCGTATTAATATATGCCCTTGCGCCTCCATACCGGATTACTTCAATTTTGCTAATACTTCTTTTGCGATCTCCTTAGCCTTGATACGATAACTCTGATAATCAGTGTATTCTTTCAGATATTCGGCACGCTTACCTTCGTCAAGTTCCGAAGCCATATCACGTGCCATTTCCAAGTTGGCGAAAATGGCATCACGTTTATTCGCATCATAACGTTCCATGATAATGGCACTTACAATACTGTCATAATCATGTTCCCCTTCAACATCCACGTTTTCACAGACATACTGGTCTTCAACCACCACATCTTCCGAACCGGCCTTTTGAACAGCTTCTCTTCTCTCAAAGTCGAAGTAAATGCGTAGCAACGCACCTTCAACTACAAATTCAATACCAGTCGGCAGTTCTCCTACAAGAGTTCCATAACTTTTCATAAATTACCTCCATTTTTATAATTATTCTTCAAAATAATAAGCACTCTTCCCGTCACCTAACGAACGCCGCTTGACAATCACATTTTCCACTGGAAAAATCTTCTGACCGTTATTCTCCGCTTCGCGAGCCTGATCCAACACATCTTTCAGATTGTAACAGTTCGTTATGAATTTGCTACGTTGTCCGTTCTGTTCAAAAAGAACACAATATCTACCTTCACCTTGCTTTGTCTTCACATTCGTTTCAAAGTCCACCACTGTTATAGGGACATTGAGAATATCCATCAATCTTGTCTCTTTTACATCGAAGAACTTCTTTCTGTCCTTTGTTCTACCACTCTGTTTGATACCTTTATCTGCAAAACTCATATCATTATTTGTTATTGTTCTCCATAAATTCTTACAATCTCCCCACTTACACCAGCCCCAGTATGAAGCTCGTATCTCGCGGTTACGTTTCCGGCTTTTTATTCGTTTCACCTTTCGGGCAAAGTTCTTTTTCATATTTTTACGCATCCGAACATTATCTTTCGTGAAGCAATAGCCCAAAAAGTTAATCCTTCTTCCTCTTACTACGTTTTCGCTTTCTATGCTTTTTGTTCCCATTTTTTGTTTCTGTTCCTATCGGAGCAATACAACTGTTTGCTTTAACTACCAACCCAACTTTTGCACTTTCCCGTTCATACGCACGAATAAGAAACAACGCTTCGGCCTTAGAACGAGCCAGCATAACATTATCATCGCAATATCTATGCAGGCATTTGACACGATATTTCTCCTTCATTGTATGATCTATCCGGCTTGCCGCAAAATTCCCGATAGGTTGGCTTGTAAATGCTCCAATCGGAACACCTCTTCTTCCGTTCAACTTCATTCTCCAATACGTCAACTAACTCTGTTCCGCTGTCATACGATAAAACAGCTATCTCGATCAATTTAATAAATCGTTCATCTTTGAATTTCCTTCTCAATGCAGCAACAATAAGCTCATGAAGAATACTTTGATAGAACTTTTTGAAATCAGTCTTTACGAACCATTTGTATTCCGGGTACCGGTGAAGAAAACGTTTCATTCTCCTTACTCCAAAATGTAATCCCTTTCCCTTGATACACGCACTTGTATCATAAATCAAATTTCTATAAACATCTTCTTCAATCACCCTCATAATTGCATGGTGCAATATACGCCACGGGAAATATTTCTGTTTGACAATATCTCGAACCTTTCCTGCATCACTTTTTACTCTCATTACGCTATAATCCGGTGCCGGAAAATCCAATGTCAGGATCATCAACTGCAAAGCTCGGAGGTCTTCTTCCGGGTGTAGATTATGCCGCCTGATAAAGCGGTTTTTCTTAACCTTCCCATCTTGTGCTTCTTTGTCCGCTTCACGTAAATTATTTATCTCTGCTATACGTTCAAGAATATACCCGGCTCTTTTAGATTTCTTTCCACCGTTTGCTTCTATCCGTTTATTGTCAGCCTCTATCCTTTCCGCTATAATTCTATCAATTTCATTATGCGATAGACTCTTCCAATCAATATCACTTCTTCCAATATTCACTGCTGCTTTGTTTTAAAATTTACACCATACTTCCAATTTTGTCTTGTTCAGACTATTTTAATTATTCCGATAACTGCAAGCTGTTTTTACTTGCTTGAATAATTCGCCCGGAGCTTTCGAGAACCAACCTACTAACACCGCTTGTTGCCTTTCGCAAATTGGGCAACCTTTCCGCATTCTTGATTTTCTGACATCGTAACCAATTGATTACTACGTTGCAACGATATAAATCCTGCAAGGTCATGGCTCGGAGAACTCGCAGATTACTCTACGATAAATAAGTATGGCGAGAGCCGATATTCGCATTCGAGTTCGACCAATCGTTATTCGAGTTCGCATAAGCGAGGCCGCAATTCGCACCGTTATTCGCATTACCGCCCCAAAGAACCAGCTCTTGTTCCCCTCTGCCAACCGTCCACGCCTTTCGGCTTTCGTCCCGTTATCCGTTGCCGTAAAAC